ATGGTCCTGTAATAATAAAAGTGCAAATACTATTTCAACCATTAGTGTGCCCCATTACCATTTCTAATTAGTTTTTCTACATCTTCTGTAAGTTTCTTTGTTCTTTCTTGTAAGAATTCTATATTGACTGCATTGTTCCTCATACTCTTGACCTCTGAATCTATATCTTCCAATAACCCTGCTAAGTGTTCTACTAACATGAAAAGCTCCGCCTCTCCACTTGATTGACCCAGTTCTCCACGCGGGTATTTGATTCTAAATTCTGTGTTGTGTTCTAAATCTTTTTGCATCAACTCTATCTTTGTTGAATGTGCATTGAGAGTTTCATGTAGTCCAAAATAAGCCCAGGTCCCAATTGCAACGAGCGCTATCAAACTAGCAACTGTTTTCATAGGCATTTGCACAGCAGCCTGCTCAGATATTTTAAGTGGTTTAGTCATCTTTTGGTTTTGGTAGAGGTAGTATATAATCTTTAGGTGGAATTTTCAATGTTGAGTTATTGTTGTCAAGGCTCTTAGAATCTGGATTAGCCTTGATATAGTCATCTTTTAACTCATCCCAGAGACTACCTGTAGGCATATTTTCTACTTCATCTACTTGTGGCACTACACCTCTGCATTTAGATACCAATAATGCAAAGTTTTGATTTTGTGCAAGACTTGGATTTCTGTTCACCTTATTACACATCTTCATAAGTTCTAGTTGTTGTTTTAATTGTGCATTTTCTTTTGCTGTTTTACAATCTGTGCCTAAATATTTTCTGTATGTAAAACTTAATCTATAATTATCTGATTCGTAATCTGAGCTGCTTGAATTATAATCTGTCTGTCTATCCTCTGCTTCTATTCTTGTTTCAAACTCACCGCATCTAGCATTACCATCATTAAGATATTCGTTTCTAGGATATGCAGGACCCATCCACGCCAGTAGACATAACAAGATAATTAATATTCCAGTAAAGTAATAGTTCATCCTGGCGCTCTCCATAATACATCCTAATAGTTTATTTCTCTGTTTAAATCTTTGATGTCGTATTCCATCTGTCTAACTTTATCAGCTAAAACTTCATATAAGTTTTCAGCCATCTCCCATGTGCCCTCAGCTCTTTCTAATTTTGCAATAACAGTATTTACATTATCAGTTAATACTTTTATATCTCTATTAATATTCTCTATGCTCATGGTTTGTAATTTTTCTATCTCTGCTTTGTTGCCGTTGATAGTATCTGTAAGATTAACCACATACTTAACGCCAGTAAAAGTTCCGACCAAGATCGATGCCACGACCGGAACTAATACAAAATTTTTTTTAAGTAAAGCTGCTAAGTCCATTAGTCTTTAGTCCAAAACCAACTTTTAATTTTTTGCCATATTTTTTTAATCATTTTTTTTCTCCTCTATCTCGTAAAAGAAATTATCAGTGTCTTCAGTTCGCCACTGCTGTGTGTCTTCTACGTTCCAGTAATTAGTTTGTACCTTCCAATCAGGTGTTTTGTCTTTTACCGTAAACGACGGTATGTCCCAAATTAATCTGTTGTTAGGTTGTGCTGCGTAGTTGCCATCATTTAATGCAAGTACGTGTGCGCACTTATGTTCGTGCGGGATCTCTGAATGATCAGTGTCCAGTATATTAGGGTCTGGATGAGCAAAGTCAACTGTAAATAAATAACGACCCCAATGCCATTTTTTATCTTTGCCTATGTATTTACCTGATTGTGATTCTAATATATCCCAACTAGTAACAGCAGGATAATAGCTAAAAGAATTCCAAAGCTGTAATTCATCAAGTCTTCGTATGGGTACATCGTTCGGTTGAAAGCCCCTCTGAATAAAAGCTGTAATAGGTAATCTATAAAAGATCGCACCGTTTTCCATAATAGCGTGAAACAACAATGCACGGCCTGTAATACAAGTAACACCAAAGATAATACAGTCTTCAACTTCTCCATGATGTTTTTTGAGATCATACAAATACTCTCTTCTGATTTGTGCATACTCCACTGGTATATTTGCATTTAAATAAGCCATAAAAACTCCTCATTTAATTGTACCCCAATTTGGTCCAGATTCATAGTCCACTTTGTTAGGCACTTCTAATTCAACAGCAGACTCCATAATCTCTTTTATTTTATCTGCATTATTACTAACTGATATATCAAGTTCATCATGCACTTGTATATGTGGTATGATACCCTCTTTGTATAAATCTACCATGGCTTTTTTAGTCATGTCTGCAGCTGATCCTTGTATTAATTTATTTAGTGCCTTGTAGGTAAACGCCCGTTTGATCCCTGGTCCGTGTTCCGCGAGTGCATCTTCATGATTCAATGCTTTGTGTATCCCGAACTGATTAGGTTCCCACAAATTAAATCTACATCTACGACCAAGTAAAGTTCTAACACGACCTTTGTCTTGGGCTCTACGCATCACACTCTCCATCAACATCTTAACAAAAGGCACCTTGTCATGATAAAGTCTAAACAAATCATTAGCATCATCTTTAGATACACCTAACTCTGCCTGTAATTTATTTTTACCCATGCCATAAAATAAACCAAGATTAATTGTTTTGGCCTGTGATCTAGGTATGTTTGCCATCTCCGCAACAATCTGATGAAAGTCTGCTTCACCTTCATTGTATGCATCTAACACTTCGTCGACACCATAGAGTCCATCAAGAGCTGCATAGTGTGTAACAAGACGTGGCTCTTGCTGTGAATAATCAAAACAACCCCACTGACAATCCTCCTCTGGTATAAATAAACTTCTGATTCGTGGTCCAAGTTCCTTGTTCCGTGCTGGTATCTGCTGTAAGTTTGGATTGTTATAACTGAATCTACCCGTCACAGTTCCACCACTATCGGATCTTATCTGATTTATCTCTGCATGTATTCTACCTTTATGTTGATGCTTTAATATGGTATCAATAAAAGTAGTATGAGATTTATTTATTTCTCTAGCACGAGCTATCAATTTTACCATTGGATGAGGATGGTTCTGCAGAAAATTTTTAGTAAATGATGGAGAATTTGTTTTGGCAGTTAGGTCGTATGGTAGGCTTAGTTTTTGAAAAACTTTCTCTATTGAACGTGCAGCCCATATTTGAACATCTATTGATGTTTCTGTTTTTATTTTTTGTAGGCATTCTTTTTCTTCTGTTAATAATTGTTGCTTCAATTCATATGCTGCTTGGGTGTCTACTCGAACTCCTAAAAAACGCATATCGACTAGGCAAGGAAAAAGTTCAGTCTCTAAATTAAATATATCCTCAACATCCTCGTGATATATTTGTTTCTTCATCTCCTGCCAGAGTTTAAAAGTTAGATCTGCATCTTGTTCGGCATACTCACCCACATACATGGCAGGTAGTTTATACATCTCAGATTTAGCATCTACACCCCACAGATCTGCTGTTTCTTTCAATACAGCCTCATTTTTGCCTATTCCAAGGTAATCCCGACCCATAGAGCCTAAATCGTAACGAAAGCGATTCTCGTCCACCAGAGAGCCAGCAATCATGGTATCTACGATCTTTCCATTAATTTTAAGGCCTGCAGCTTTAATAAAACACACATCATACATGGCATTATGAAATATCTTTATAGCATCTGTATTTAATACATCTTGGAACCACTTCAGAACCATTGTAATATCCATGTTGCCACCACCCTCATGAGCTATTGGATAATACCCTTTCCAATCTTGCACAGCCACAGCTATCCCAACTATTTTACTTCGACCTATAACAGATCCAGATCCAATAGTTTTTAGGTCGGGGTCTTTTGTTTCTAGATCAATCGCTATCTCATCATACTTTGATAGATCAGGAAAAGAATCTGGTGGTAACCATTCTGTCTGTGGTTTAAATATCGGTTTCACCATAATCTCTTTCAATTATCATTTCTATAAAATGTATTGCTTTCAATAAATCCTGTTTCTTTCCCTTGTCACGATGTCTTATTATATATTTTATAGCACAACCTTCAGGATATAACAACTCATTCTCCACTACAAACTTACTGGGTTGAATTTTATATTTCTGATAATGGCTCCCGCCGTGCTGCTTGTTCCATACTTTAGATGTCATACGCTTTTTTCCTTTGTGGTTCGATTATAAATAAATTGTCTTCTGTTCTTGTGCATGCAACATAAAACAATCTGTGTGTATCATCTGGATTTTTTTGATATTCATCATAAGCTGCTCCAGATAGTTCTGTGTTAATTACTACATTCTCTCTTTCGTTTCCTTTCACTCCATGTATTGTAGATATACTTATTCGTGGTGTTCTAGATAAATCCTCTCCTGATTTAATT